CCCGAAAGGGTCAGTGATGAAGACCTATCACTAGGTCTGTCACGTAGCAGCTTAAGCTTTTAAGGGAACTGGACTTGATGTCAAACATCCTGTCGGGTAATATAATTTTACGCCGATGGGACTCCGACCGCTCTTGAGAAGGTTTCTGGTGAAACTGTTTCGTGGTAGATCGCCTCCGGGCTTTATTCTTCTCGAAAGAGAACGTGGCACCAAAGAGGACGTCCAGTCATCCAGTGTTCAAACTGAAAAGAATGAATACATATTGAGGTAATCAAAGGGACCCCGTCCCAATGAGAGCTGAGATGGAAATATTATGTCTCCTTAGAAATTCTAGTAGAGCATAGTTTATTGCGTACCCTTAGCGATTGGTCTATAATTGATCATGATAAGTCTAAATAAAGTCGTAACAAGGTCCTTGAGAGAAATGCGGTCAACCGCGCTCTTGGGGGTCTATAGACTACTATTAGAGGATGATGGAGATATGAGGGGCTGTTTGACTAAGATGTTTCGTCTTTGGCAACCACAGGGAACTCCAACCCCGTCTGAATAGACTGCCTGCAGCCGGCCATCCCTTTCGCGGGATGGTCGAAACTGAAGGATAGCTAGTCAGGGATATGAATTGTTCTGGCAGAGATAGCATCAACAACCGTAACGACGAAAGTCAATACTAGCCCTGTAGAAGGGGTGAAGAAAATTCTAAGTCCTTGCCAAACTATAATGGATAATATGCTAGGTAATACCAAGCTTATACTATAATTATAATGAGACAATTAACACCTTTACAAGTGCTAACTGCCTCGGCTATTTGGCACAGCGCCGTAAAAAGCGCTAAACGATTAGTTGGGCTTCTCGTAAGATCAGCTCCTCTAATCGTAGGATCTTCTTCTGTGAGTTGGGTAAAGGCTGCATTCCACTTTGCTCGTTTCGTCCGTGTTACTATTATCCACCAGGGTCACCGAGGCTTAGCCATTTACCTTAAGTCGGCCAATATTATGCTCATGAGAGCGGTCGCTGGTAATGGGCTAAGTAACTCACGGGAACTTGGCGGAGCAGTGGCTCGAACAAAGAGCGGTTTACCGCGAGTAATACCCGCGGGTATGAGGAAGCGTATTAAAGAGGGTGATAGTGCGGTAATCAGATTGTACTTAGGGTTCTTCACTCTTTATCGAGTGCTGAACTATCGAGGAAAATTGAAGTTATCCACTATTACATCTCCAGGTGTGCCGATCACTGGATCGTTTATGAGTAGCTGGAGTTCATTTGCAATAGTGTTCTTCGGTTACTTAAAAGCGTTCGGTGTGAAGTGCGCCCGAACAGACCTCGTTCCGGTGGCCTTTGGATCAAGAGCCGCTTCTATTGCAACGGAGATGCACCCTAACCCGATGGGGATCGTGGTGAAGGATAAGTCATCTTTGGCTGTTAAGAAGAGCGGTTCATTGGCCAGAGGTTGTCGGTTGGAGATCTGGGGATATGTTGTTTCAATATTTCCGCTCTTGAAATCCGGTCCTAACTCACGTCGAGGAAGAGTCAATAGTTACAATATTATTGGCGACTTACTCGCGTGGGTTCAACGTCCGCAACTCTTTTCCTCCTTCCAAGTGCTTGTGGCGGTTACGCGTTCATGGATACTATTTTCGCCCGTCCTAGCGGACGTGCTTAGATATATGGGATCAAAATTCCCTATCCTGTTCGCGCCCCATCACGGAGCATTTTGGTTAGGAAAGTTAAGCGTTAAGGAGGAACCTGGAAAACTTCGAGTCTTTGCTATGGTGGATTCTTTAACACAATGGTTACTCTATCCTTTACACAGGATGATCTTCGACAAGATTCTGAGGTTAATTCCTCAGGACGGTACTTTCGACCAAATTGCTCCTGTGAAGCGTTTAATAGCGCTTTTGCAGGAAGGTCGGGATCACCGCGTCTGGTCGTTCGATTTGACTGCTGCAACGGATAGGATTCCCGTTATGTTACAAGAGGTATTATTAGGGCTGTTCATGACTCCGGAATTTGCGCGCCACTGGCGGGCGATCCTCTGCGATCGAGAATATAAGGCACCCGACGAGCTTATAAAGCAAGAAGGGTGGAAGCGCCATAAAGGCGTAACCGGCGCGTTCCCGCGCAGCCTTCGATACGCAGTTGGTCAACCAATGGGGGCGTACAGTTCCTGGGCTATGTTAGCCTTAACTCATCATATGATGGTGCAGTTCGCCGCTTGGAAAGCGGGATGCAGAGGTTGGTTCGAGAGATATGCGGTTCTCGGCGACGATCTGGTAATTGGAGATTATCGGGTCGCTCGTGAGTATTTAGAGCTCTGCCGTGTGATCGGCGTGGAAATCAATCTGTCGAAGTCGATAGTAAGCAATAACCTTTCACTTGAGTTCGCTAAACGCTTTTTCCACAAGGGTACGGAGGTAACTCCTGTGCCTTTGTTGGGATTAGCGGTAGGTTGGCTCGGTGTTAGGGATTTAGCGGAAATCGCTTCGCAGGTTGCTTCCCGAACAGGGAAAATTCCATCCTTTTACATGATGGGGCGCTTTATAGGTTTGGGTCTGTCGACCTGTACTGGACTAGGCCAAAAGCTGATATTTAGTATGGGTCGTCGGGCGCGATCAATCGTATTACTTCTTTCTCGTCCGGGTTCTTCGCACGGTGTTGCCAATCTCCTTGACTGGTACACGATGACCCGCGCAAGCGGATCAACGTTGGACCACCAGGGGGCTTGGCCGACTATCGCGGCTGTCGTGAGACAGCGGATTGAGCACTTCCAAGGCTTAAACCTCCGCCGTCGCCTTTATAAGGCGATGCTAAGTTTCGACTTAGTACCCGCTTTGCGGGCGTACTGGGGGAGCGCTTTCGAGCGCATGGCCTGGTTTGGGCTCTCGCGATGGTGGGAAGAGAACGTAGTTGTTCCCTTCAAAGCACCGATGCTGAAGAAATTAGATGAGATCGATGTTATCATCAAAGACATCAACCGGGTGATAGCTAGTAAGGATGAAGCGACTCTTCTTCGTCTATTACAGACTATGGAAGATCTTGAAGAGCAAGTTGCGATGGTACCTACTGCAGTTCGTCTCCAAAGGGAGGAACGGGATGTTACACACCGAAAGGTGGATAAATATCCTAAGCGGGTTAGATCGTGGACAAAACTCATCCGGAAATTCCGTAGAGCCGACCAGACCGCAAGACATGTTTAAGGTTACTCTAAAGAAATCGATAGGTAAGCAACGTATTGCTCATAATCCGCGTGAGCGGTTTAATTCGACTTTGGTCGTGATACGCCTGATCGAAGTGACCTTTGATCTGTTTTGTGTTTAGGTAGGCTAGCTCACTCAATATCCCACTCACTAGGAGGGATGACCTTAGAAAAGTCATTTCTCTAATGGATAAGATCCGACTCCCTCTACTGCCCATAACCTGCTCCCAGAGGGGAGGGTAAGTATGGAACAAGTATTCGAAAGCAGCTTAAGCTGAACGGGCCCGCTAAACTAGACCAATTAAGGTTTAACGAGAGTGTTTCTCTCGGGAGGGTAAGTATGGAACAAGTATTCGAAAGCAGCTTAAGCTGAACGGG